AGCTCCTGCGTGTATGTGTGTCCATAAAGGCGGAAACATAACACACGAACCCTTTTTACATTCAACCTCTACATCCATACTTGGAAAATAAGTATGCCCACCCATGTTGTTGTTAAGATACATAAAGATAACTAGAAATCGTCTTGCGGTTTCATAATTCAATACATCAACATGTGGTGGAAACTCATCAGACGTATTTGCCAAATACCTTTTCATCTTAGGGGGTTCTAACGAATACTTGTCAGGCCATTGATAGGGTGTGATGTCATGTTCCATTTTATAGGACTCAACACATCTGCCGATAGTGTGCATCAGAAAATTAACATCCTCTTTCCATATAGACTCAGGAGAATGAAGCATATTAATCTGAGTGAGTGTTGCGTTTCTTACACCTTCCTCTGAAAAATGAGAATTGTTCTGAACCTCTTGTGCAGAAGTATCCCTTTCAAATTTGTCAATAAAGTAATCACACTGATCATCAGAGAGAACTTTATCATACACTGTAATATACGAGTTCATTATATTTTAAATCCACCTAAGTCACCACGCGAGCTTCCAAATCTAGACTTGTCAAAAACAGGTGTATCAAAGTCATCCTCTTTGCCCTTAGTCTGATTTGCATCTGCAAGAGTGTGTTGTTCAGATATGTCAATGTCATACAGTTTCATCTTCGCACGATCAATACCAATCACAAATCGTTTATTGACTGACGGGTCATTGTATCGATTCTTTAATTGCTTGACTGCAATCTGATTGAGCTCATCTAGTTCTTCATTACTGATAAGCGCAAACATAAGATCAGCAGTCGCAGGCAAACCAAAACTCTCACTGGTATCTTCCAGACCTACATCACTATTAGAGAATCCACTACGAGTGGTCTGAGTGGCACTCATGATAGGTACGTTAGTCTCTACTGCAAGTCCTCTCAGTTCTTCTGCGATTGATTTGATATAGAAGTACGAACCCACATTTGCATTTCCCTTGAATCGTGATGACGAACAGATATTCAGATAATCAATAAAGATAATATCTGGCTTGAATGTTTTCTTGATAGCAAGCTCTTTAATCAATCCACGAAAGTGTCCAGAGTGTGCGCTTGCTGTGGGATACTCTTTGACAATCAACTTACCAGAGGTAGACTTAATAATCTTATTGATTTTACTTTCAAACATCTGCTTGGGTAGATCATGCAAGTCTTCCATAGAGATGTTCATTAGGTTTGCATCAATGCGTTCTGCGATACGTTCCTCTGCCATCTCCAGAGTTATATACAATACATTCTTTCCTTGAGACATACAGTTAGCAGCTACATGGCACATAAACAAAGACTTACCGACACCTGTTCCTGCTAACGCGATGTTTAGGGTTTTCGGAGGTAATCCACCTTTGGTTATTCGATTAAAAAACTCCAAGTCAAACGGGATTTTTTCCTCTACGGTATGGTAGTAGTCAAATCGAGATTCACTATCCTCTAAGTAATCATGACCTACATGATTATCAAACCCTACCGCGAGAGCATCTGTGAGTATACTCGGAATGGAATCCGCGCTGCGCGCCTTATCCTTTCCGTCTATGATTGAGATACCCTCAACGATTGCGTTATAGACCGCACGATCTTTGCACCACTTCTCTGTGGTTTCGACTAACCATTCATAGTTTACTTCTTTGTCTGCTTTCAACGACTTGACTGTATTCAGTATGCTGGAAATATCACTCTCGTTTAAATCTCTGCGTGTGTCTATCTCTATCTCCAGAGTAGACTTGGTGGGAAGTGCGTTATATCTTTCTACAAACTTTTGTATTTCTTCGAATACTATTCGTTCTGTTCTATCTGCAAAGTATTCACCCTTTATGAATGGTAATACCTTACGTGCATATTGTTCATTTGCAACTAGCTCTGAGAGCGTAGTTCGTTCAATCGTCTGATCTGTACTCAAGGTTTTCTTCCTGTAGTTGTTGTTCAATAATAGTCACAAGTATATCCCCAATGATTGTAAAGAACTCATTCCCAAATTCTTCTCTATTCATGTTCGCATTATCTAGTATACTATATTCAAACCGAAAAGGCAAGTCCCCTTTGGAATTTATTTCATTCTCTTCGGGTAGAACTACCTTGCCGTATGAATAGACAACACCTTCGAACTTTCCCTCGCCGATACGCAATGAAGCTTGTTTGTCTTCTTTGCGTGTTACCCAACTCCACTTCACTGACATGCGTATTCCTCTGGGGATTGCTCAATGAATGTTCTGCGAGACTTATAGAAAGTCATTGGTTTACTAAACCAGCTGGGTTTTGTTTCCGAGAATGGTATGTAACCAATAAGCATTGATTTGTCATTGAGAATGTAAGTGTGATTAGGATAGTCCCCATTCCACTTAGTTGTTTCTTTCAATACTTTCATGACAAGACTCCTGCTAAACCTAAAGTGAATGTTACTAGTCTCATTCCTAATAATATTGATATTGTAGTTAGTATTAATACTTTCATATATTTTTCCTTATGCGATAAACCATCTGTATATACCCCAGAAATCTATGAGTATAAAAAAGAAGTTGTGAGTAAACATTGCATTATCTCGAACTCTAAACCAAAAGAAATAACTGAGAGTTAGATGTCCTGATAAAAATAAAATATAACCATACTTAGATATCTCTACGTTAGAAGAGAGAAGGAGTGCAGCGATTAGAAACATAAAAGTTCCACTCCACTTGTACATGTTGTTTAGTGCCATAATTAATAATACTCTACTGTTGTTTCTATTGTTGGATTGTTTTCATCATTCGTGGTAGTCTCTGTCTCTTTGCAAATTTGTCTGTTGCCATTCTCATCTTTTTGCTCGTAGTATTGTACTACCTCACGTTTGAGTAATGTTCGTTTTACTTCATATGGGTTTTCACTCATGTGTTCTCCTTTAGTTGAAGGTCTTTATGTGATACAAATAAATTATGTTCCATTCCAAAATCTACTCCGTAGATAGTGTCGCCACCATTCGCAAAAATCTTTGTTACTTTACCATGACCATATTCTTCGTGTGTTACTTCATCTTTTTCTACGAACATAAATTTTCCTTTATTATTATATACCAGTTAAGTAAGCAAACATCGCTCAGTTTTAGGGGGTGGCCTCTTTGATACAGCTAGAAAATAACTCAAAGACACCTTATTGCATTTATAGTTTAGGAAAGCCATTCCAGTTCTAAAGGGCCCCTTCTCCAAATAACGTCCCCTCTCACTCAAGGTCGAGGCGATCAATCCTAAGCTCGAGAGTGAGAGAGTATCAACGAAGCTGTGTAAGGGCTTAACCCCACTTCGCATGAGTTCTAATTGAAAGGAAACCAACTTACATCCCCACACCATAACCATTGTGGAACTTTCACCGTGGGCCAACCAACCTTAATGGTTTCCTTTCAAACTGTTGTATTGATAACTAGTGCATCAATTAAATTCTTATAAGGGGAGAGAGAAACAAAAGACTCGATTCCTATTGCCGCAAGATTTAGCGAACCTGTTGAATCATTTTAAAAGTCTGAGGTTTCTCTCTTTTCTTCAATAGTAGGAACAACACCCCTGTTCCGATAAGGGAGAAAGACTTGCAGTACCACGATTAAGGTCTAGTGGGCGTTTCCCACTCCAGTAGTCTCTCTCATTCTATGTAGCCATTATACCATGTGATACAAGGCTTGTCAAGTATTATTTTTACAGAGGTTCGTTACCCCGAAATGCAGCGTCAGGCACGAAGTCATCTTCTATCTCGATTTCTACTTCAGCGTTATTACTATATCCCCATAGAGTGCCGTCTTCCATTTTCTCTACAGAGTATATAATACCTTGATCGACAATTGTGTCGCCTTCTTTATATTTCATTATTTTTTCTTCCTTATCAATTATTCCTAAATTAAACATATGCAGGGTCAGGGTAGAAACTCTCATTCATTACTATCTCTGGGTTACTCTCACATAAACGTGGAGCCCATAGAGCGCCGTTCGCATGTAGTCTATTCATCACTACATCTAATCCCTCTTCTTCTGCATCTTGTAAGCGCATCATCCATTCTTTTACTGCAGCCATAATTTGAATTCCTTTCTTATTGTCTATACAACCAGTATACAGGATGGGGCAGGTTTTGTCAAGCTTTATTTACATTTATTTACGGTAACATCAGTGCAAATAAACATAACCATACTAACATTCCTAGCACCAGTATAACAGCAGCTTTCCCTACAAACAATAACGTCTTCAGAGGTGCGCTAAGCAGTCTGTAAGCGCACCAACCGAGCAGGGTAATGATAAGTATAGAGGCTATCATTTAAGCACCGTAGACTATCTCGTTGAATGCATCCACAGCTTCCTTGCGATCCATATCATCTAGTTCTAGAAAACTCTCTCGGTCTGCATTACAGGACAATCCATCTCCATTGACCTGTTCTATTATTCGTATCTCGAAGCGATATCGGTCTTTGAATGACCATAGCTGGAAATTAACTTTGTTCTTCATTTCACTCTGTATCAATTGCATTACTGTATCCCTTATTCGATTCAACATAGCTAGTATATCACGTTGGACAGGGTATGTCAAGGCTACTTCGCCAAATAAATGCTAAATAAAAGCCTTGACATTTGGCCGAAGCTGTGGTATACTCGATAGTATCTCCGTGTGTGTGGAATAGAAATCCCGTTGCGCCGTAGACTTTAACCCATACTCCACAGCACCTTTAGGCATTTATTTCAGCATTTAAAAGAATACCACTATTTACCACTATTTCCCACTTTCCTTCCGCAATCACCTTAATCTCCAAATGTGAATCGTATCTCTGTCTGTAACTTTGAATTGAATGTATCTCTCTGGTTGGAATTCAATCCTTCCCATTTGCCTTTGATCGACCAGTTTCCTCTACTAAACTTATATCCTGCTTCGTAACTAGTACCATGAGACATTACACCGCCTTCTACATAGAGATTGTTCTTGAGTTTATATCCGAGTCGTAGGTGACTCGTTGTTGTCTGTGAGTATGAATCTCTAAAGGGGACTACATTCTTGAGTTCTACATAGGGGTTTCCTGCGCCTGCAATCATAGGAATGTATAATGTAACCGCTAGAAGAATTCTTTTCATCATGTAATATGTGTGGTGATATAGTCTTCTACCATTTTATCATCATCAAATAGAAGATCACGGGCGGCACATTGTAACTTCTCTATCTGTTTTGCATGATCCTCATACTTTACCCAATCACCTGCATCATGTTCCACTAGATGATTCTCATTGTAGATGTCTACATCATACCGTTGTATACCCATCATTCACCTCCCTTATAATATCAATTGCAAATGTTACTGCTTCGATATCTAATTCATTTACTCCCACCTCACTGCTATCCACTCTCTTATCAGCTGATATGAATATTATATCTTTATTCTTTACATTTAGATACTCTCTGTGATCTAGTAATTTCGCTAACATTGATTCTAATCTATTCAGTTCCTCAATGCCTTTGCTTGCGCTTCTCTCTATGGCTTCCAAT